TGTCGGCTCCAACGGCGACACTCTTGTCGCGGATAGTGCCGCTACTACTGGACTTCGCTGGAGCGGTAATTATGCGGCTGGCAAAAACAAAATCATCAATGGTGATTTTAATATCAATCAGAGAGGTTTCACTAGCGCAACAGCGATAAATACTTTTACTTTTGATAGATTTGATTTTAGTGGAGCCAGTTTTACATCTGGTTTAACAGTTTCAGCGCAAACTTTTACTCCGGGAACTGCTCCTATTTCTGGCTACGAAGCAACAAATTATTTAAGAATGGTTACATCATTAGTGGGGGCTGGAACTTCTACTCAAATTTATTTGAGGCACAAAATAGAAGATGTAAGAACTTTTGCGGGACAAACCGCAACTATATCATTTTGGGCAAAAGCAAATTCTGGCACTCCAAATATTGGTGTTAGATATGGTCAGAACTTTGGTTCAGGTGGTTCATCTTCAGTCTTTGGAATTGCTGGTTCAATCACCCCAATTTCAACTTCTTGGGCGAGATATTCATTTACAGTCGCTATTCCTTCCATATCAGGTAAAACTATTGGCTCTAGTTCATTTTTGGAACTTAGATTTTATATTAGTGCTGGTGCGTCCGTTGCCGATGTTGGAGCGATAGGAAACCAAGATAATACTTTTGAGTTTTGGGGCATCCAAGCGGAAGCAGGCTCAGTAGCCACCGCCTTCCAAACTGCCACAGGCACACTCCAGGGAGAGTTAGCCGCTTGCCAGAGGTATTACTGGCGAGCAGGTGGAGATAGCGGTTATCAACCATTTGGCTTGGGCAGAGCAACGGCAACAACTACCGCAACAATGTTAATTAATAATCCTGTGCCAATGAGAACCAAACCATCATCGGTTGATTTTGCTAATCTTGGGCTTGGTGATTTTGTTTCAGTTTCCTCAAGTTTAAGCGGATTGACGCTGGATTATGCTGGAACAACGACTAGCACAGTAAACGTTACAGGTGCTTCAGGATTGACAAGTGGAAATTTAATGGTCATTAGAGCAAACAATTCTACGTCTGCTTACATCGGAATGAGTGCGGAGTTATAAAATGAACTATGAAATCATTGAAGTGGAATTAACTGACGGCACAAAAGTAGAACACGTCATTATTGACCGAGGCAACGGCGAATATACCTCAATGCTGAAAAGCACTTGGGATGAACTAGAAGCCGCCAAAGAAAACGGCACAATCTCGTAGAATTCTGATAATCTAACGGAATGGAAGAAATACCGTTAGAAGTAATCCGTGAGAAATTAGAGTCACGGTACAAAACACAAGGCTATTCAATGGCCTTATTTCGCAACGACTGGAATATGTTGATGCGCTTGGGGGTACATCCCCAGAATGCCACCGTGGATGATTTCCAGCGCCTATTGCTTGGAGTCAATGCAAGTTCGACCAAAGGCACCTACGCAGCCCGCCTACGCTCCACATTCAAGGCAATGCGCAAGATGGGCCTGATTGATAACAACTCAATTGAAGATTTACCCAATGTGCGCAAACCGCGTGGCCTGCCACATCCGATAACTCCAAACGAAGCCAAGATGCTGATGACAGAAGCCAGGCAGCCAATGCGCGATTGGTTCATTTTGGGATGTATGGCTGGCCTTCGTGCAATGGAAGTTGCCAACCTTCGTGGGGTTGATTTAGAGCAGGCTGAAGATGGCTACGTTCTACGCATTGCAGGCAAAGGCGGCACTGACCTATCAGTGCCAGTTGCAAAGACTGTGGCTGAAACAATCCTTGCCCACAATACAAATGGCAGATTGTGGACAGTATCGCCAAACCGCCTGACAAAGAAAACATCAGCGGAAATGAAAAGACTTGGCATACCCAAGAAAACCTTTCACGCTTGCAGACATTATTTTGCCACTACGATGCTTGAAAAATCAGGTGGTGATTTACTAGCAGTCAGAGATTTGATGCGTCATTCAAGTGTTGCAACCACACAGGTGTACACACAACTTTCAACAGGACGCACAAGGTCTTTGGTCAATCTAATCTAAACATCGGGGGATGTATGAGATTTCACGTAGTAAGCCTGCCACACACGCAGGTAACAAAAGAATTTAGCGGTTGTGCTTTCACAGAGAAGGTGCGCCGCTTTTGCATAATGATGACCAGCCTTGGTCACGAAGTTTATTTGTACGCTGGCGAAAAGGTTGATGCGCCAGTTACAAAACTCATTACCTGTATCTCAGAAGAGCGACGGGCGCAGGCAGTTGGCAACGGCCACTACACATCGGCAAGTTTTGATACCAATGCTCTGCACTGGAGAATCTTCAACACCAATGTGATTAGGCTGATGCAAAGCCATATCCAGCCGCAAGATTTTATCTGTCTCATTGGCGGATATGCCCATAAAGAGATTGCTGATAAATACCCCAATCACATCAGCGTTGAATTTGGCGTTGGTTATGGCGGTGTCTTTAGCAAGTTTCGCGTTTTTGAATCATACGCCTGGATGCATAGCATCTATGCAGGACACAAAAACCCAACAGCAGTTGATGGTCAATTCTTTGACACTGTGATTCCTGGGTACCTAGAGCCAGAGATGTTTCCACTTGGCAAAGGTGATGGCGACTATTACCTGTTCATTGGTCGCTTGATTGAACGCAAAGGTTTTCGCATTGCTCAAGAAGTATGCGAAAGATTGGGCAAAAGACTTATCCTTGCAGGACCTGGTGAACAATCAGGATATGGAGAGTTTGTTGGCTCAGTGGGGCCAGAGCATCGGGCAGAACTAATGGGCGGTGCAATCGCAACCTTTGCTCCAACTCTCTACATTGAGCCATTTGGAAACGTGGTGATTGAAGCCCAAGCCTGTGGTACTCCAACAATCACAACCGATTGGGGAGCATTTACTGAAAACAATATCAACGGTCTAACAGGCTACCGTTGCAGAACGCTGCAAGAGTTTATGGATGCAGCCGAAAAGGTCAAAGAACTAGACCGAAAGAAAATCAGAGAACATTCTGTTGGCAGATACAACTTAGATGTTATCGCCAAAGAGTACGAAGATTACTTCCTCAGACTGTCAACCCTCTGGGATGACGGTTGGTATCACTTAGCAGAAAAGGCAGGCAATGAGTCTATCTAAAAGACTTCGCGCAGCAGGTGAAAAGCGTGCGCAGAATCAGTTCGTTGAACCATTGATTCCAGGCAGACCAGCGTATGCATCGCCTGCAGGAGTTGACGTCAACTCTGAAACAGCAGTTCGTATGTCAACGGTGTATGCCTGCGTTCGACTCTTGGGCGACACGATTTCCTCACTTCCATTAGGTGCATATGTGCGCCGTGGTCGCAACCGTATTTCCTACGCTGCTGTTTATGGCGAGACACCAAACTGGGTCAATAATCCAAACCCAAGCACCACACGTCTTGAGTTCTACGAACAAATCATTGCTTCTTTGAACTTAGAAGGAAACGCTTTCATCCTCAAAGTTATGGATGAAATGGGCGAAGTTCTTGAACTCTATGTTCTCAATCCTCGCGATGTTCGTGTTGAACGTCCGATTGCTGGAGAACCTATTCGTTATTTTGTCCGTGATAATTATGGAAACTTCTCATTTGAACTTAGCGCAAATGAAATTGTTCACATCCCACTATTTAGACTTCCTGGCCAATTACTTGGTCTAGGTCCAATCGGCGCAGCCAGAGTAACTCTTGGTTCTGCAATGGCCGCTGAAGTTTATGCTGCTTCATATTTTGGAAATGCTGCCAACCCTGGTGGCATTATCGAAACGCCAAGTGAGATGACGCAAGAGCAAGTTGATGACTTGGCTCGCGATTGGAATATCACTCACACTGGCCCATATAGAGCGGGCAAAATCGGTGTGCTAACAGGTGGAGCGTCTTTCAAGCCGCTTACCTTGAACGCTGCCGATGCCCAATTGCTTGAAGTACGACGCTTTGGGGTTGAGGAAATAGCCCGCCTATTCCGCGTTCCTATTTCGCTTTTGGGTCATCCTGTTGCTGGTGCAATGTCATTTGCATCAGTTGAAGCACAGAACTTATCGTTCGTGCAACACTCATTGCGTCCATTGTTGGAGCGCATTGAACAGGCTCTCTCTCCGCTACTTCCAGAATCAGATGGTTTTATCAAGTTCAATCTTGATGCGCTACTTCGTGGCACAACTCTTGAGCGCTATGACGCTTACACAAAAGGACTTCGTGAAGGATTCCTCTCACTCAACGATGTTCGTGCTGTAGAAGATTTAGCACCGCTTGGCGAAGCAGGCGACCAATACCGTGTTCCATTGCAGAATATTGATGCTGCAGATGCACCTGAAGTTGGTATGAAGTTGCGTGCTGAAATCATTGCTCAACTTGTTCAAGTTGGCTTTGACCCAGCAGCAGTTCTCAAGGCTTTGGAGATGCCAAATATCAAGCACACTGGAGTTCCATCAACACAATTGCAGGCAGTCTCAACAATTGACCCTGCAAATCCTGAATCTGTATATGAGGTCAAATAATGCCTTACTACATCTCAGATTCTCAAGGTGATTGCGATGGGTGGGCAGCAGTAAAAGAAGAATCAGATGGTTCGTACACAACCATTGGATGTCACGCAAATAAACAAGATGCGATTGACCAGATGGTTGCAGTTTCAATTTCTGAAGATATGGAACCAGGTGGAGAAATAAGAGCAGTTGATTTATCTGCTCCTTCCTTTGTTCGTGAAAACGCTGCACGTGGTTTGAAATATCTTGAAGAAGGTTTTGGGGGAGATGGCTTAACTGATGCCACCAAGCGTGAAGCACGCGATATGGCAGCAGGAAGAATCTCAGAAAACAAGGTGCGCAAAATGGCACCGTGGTTTGCCCGCCATAAGGTTGACGGACAGGCACCAAAAAACAGTGACCCTTCGCACGCTGAATATCCAGGAGCAGGCTTAGTTGCTTGGCTTCTCTGGGGCGGCGATTCCAACTTCAGTGACAGAGCGCAAAACTGGGCGCAACGCAAGATTGACGCGCTGGATGCTGAAGCCGATTCAAGGAGCAAAATGAAGAAAATAGAACGCCGCACATATGTGGTGCAGGATGTGGAAGCACGCCAAGCAGAAGATGGCGTGATGCGTTTGTCAGGATACGCTGCAGTGTTCAACGATGCCAGCGTGCCACTACCATTCAAAGAGAGAATTGCACCTGGTGCTTTCCGTAAGACACTTACCGAAATGCCTGATGTCAGACTTCTTATCAATCACGAAGGATTGCCATTGGCTCGCACCAAGAATGGCACATTGTCACTTACTGAAGATGAGCGTGGCCTTCGCTTTGATGCAGAACTTGCAGATACACAAGAAGCCCGCGACATCTATACCCTTGTTCAACGCGGCGATGTTGACCAAATGAGTTTTGCTTTCCGCGTCATCCGTCAGAACTGGAGCAAGGATAAGACAGAGCGCACACTGACTGAAGTTTCATTGGCAGATGGCGATGTCTCAGTTGTCACCTATCCTGCCTACCCAACGACATCAGTTGAAGCCCGCGAACATATCAAGAAGGCTTTGCAGGCAATCAAAGAAGGCCGCGAAGTAACTGGTGAATCTTTGATAGTAGTTCAAGCAATTTTAGACAAGATTGATGAATCTTATGAATACCTTGGCGAAGGCAAATCAATGCTTGAAATGCTTCTTGGTGTACAACCTGAAGAACCATCAGATGTTGAACAACCAGAAGATGTAGAAGATGTTTTAGAAGAAGATTCACGTGCCGTTGATGTCGTCGGTGATTTTGTAGAATGGGATTCATCAGGCGGAACCGCACGTGGCCGCATCGAACACGTAATGAGAGAAGGAGTTCTTGGAATTCCAGACTCTGACTTCTCCATCACCGCTGAAGAAGATGACCCAGCAATTCTCATTCGCGTCTATCGCGAAGTTCGTGATGGTTGGGAAGCAACAGAAGTTCTTGTTGGACACAAAGCATCAGAACTTCGTGCAATTGATGCGCTACCAGCACCAAGCGAAGAACAAAACAGAACAATCTCACTTCGTTTGGCGAAAGCAATTATCAACGCAAATAAATAGATTTCTGTTCAAACGAACAGATACGAAGTCGGAGCGAGACTCACACCCTCAATGAGCGCCGTGAAATATCTACGCCACCACCTCGGACCCTTACAAACACTCACAAGGAGAACTCAATAA